CCGAATCTTAGTAGCAGAGGCCGGAATGTCAACTCCGTTGATTCGAGGCCAAATGTAAACGGTTCCAAGTCCACCAGAAGTTTTCCCAAGCTGACATGAAAATTGAAAATTGTAGTACCCCTCAGTGTCTACATAAACACGGCTTGTGGGGGCCCCTGTGTACACGCCAAACGAAATATCGGAAACATTCAGCGTCATCCCGTACGCCGTGTTAATTGCTGCGGCTGTCTGAGTCGCCGTGCTATGGAATGCGCCGTACCTTTTGCGCCGGACTTCGTTGATGACCGGGGGAGTGATGTCAAGCTGAGTAGCGACCGGTACAATTGGCGGTGCGATGTCAAAAGACTGCGCTACGCTCGCGTCCGGGGGTGCTAAAGCCAGCAACTCCACGGCATCTGCCAGTCTGTCTATAGCCGCCAGTGCCTGCTGTGCCCTAGAATCGGCTCCTGCGGCGTTTACGGAGACTTCTTCGATTGTTGTTGTATTTGTGCTAATTGACGATGGAACAACGTCAAAAAGTTGCTCAAAAGCGCGAATAGCGCGTTGAGACGGAAGGAACTTTGCCAACTCAGACCGAAGTAATCTGCGCGGGTCATTCATACCGCTAATGGTTCAACTCGCACCTCGAGCCGTGCAACCGCAAGCTGTGCGTCACTGGTGCCACGAAACCGCTGAGAACGCCACTGCCGCATACGGCCCTGCTGAAGCCAAGACAACCGTTTGTTGCGCTGGCCGGTGACGCCGGCCTTGCAGACTTTCTCTTGGCTCCACGTAACGCCATCGACCGTGTACGAGGTCCAGATGCTTGGATCCGAGCCAAAGATCGCGTTCCCAGTAAGGGCTACCAACTCTAGTTCGTGAAAAATTAAGCCACGGCTTTCATTGTACAGGATCATCGTCTCAAAGTCCCAACCTGTAATCTCGCCCCAATGGGACGAAAGCGTATCGGTCAGATACCCAAACTTGCTGCTTTGCGTGTCTCCCACAATCCACCGATTGTAAATCCAGATGAAATTCTGCGCTCGATACTGGTGCTTATCTACGATGCTGCTTGTGAGCGTAAACCACACCGGCGTGCCGGCCTTGGCTGTCCCTGAACCGTCAAACGCCAAAGTTTGATCCGGAAGATGGATGTACAGGTGCCGAAAATCTTTATCGACTCGAGACTCCACGTGAACCCTAGAAAGCTCTTCCTCGGTGTACTCGGCAAGAATCTGATCCACTTCCCTTGTGGAAAGCTTTTCAGCAATGCCACCGTTGATCATCCAAATTGCCACTGATTCATTCCGGCCTCCCCCAAGAAACACAATTGTGTCCATGAACAACGCACAGGCATTCGTACCTACAACTCCACGCTGAACTTGAGCACCTTCGACACGCTGAAACGGAAAAAGATTTCCACCCACGTTGTTAAAGACTTCAATCGTGTTCCGGTTAAGTGCGTAGACCTCGTTCTTGACTTTCATCAACGCCACAACCGGATCCGGATCGGCTTCAGATGAACCGTATTTAAGTGGGTTTACGCTAAACGGATCATTCAATTCGGTGACCACCAAGTACGTGCCGTCAGTGGTCATAAAGTACCCATCGACCCACACAAAATCTACAACTGTACCCAAGTCGGAATCTGAAACCTGCTGAAGCCCAGTGTCAGGCTTGTACAAAAACAGATTACCACTGGAAGCTACCGCAAGGTAATCAAATGAATAATCAAAGGTAACATGACCAGTGCCACCAACATCTCCAATTTCGGTCACAACATTGGTGCTCGAGATCGACACCAGCTTTGTACCCATCACACGGTAGAGAAGCCCATTCCAGTTAATGGCTCCTCGATCTGTGCCTGGTCCAGTTCCAAGCTCTACAATCCCGTCTCCGGGACGAAAGTACCCTTCAGAGATACCCTGCTTCTGAATAATCGGCACCATGTTCCTCGGGTACTGCACTCGGAAGTCCCCAATTCCATTGGTGTAAATGCCGTTCAGAATTGGAATCTGCATTTTTAAACTTCAGGTTCAGATTTTGGTGTTGGCGCGATCCACTCTCCGTTAATAAACGACCAGCCAATGCCTGCGTAAACGCCAGTGATATTTTGAGCGTAGTAGCCTTCTGGCGGAGTCCACTCTGTGGAATCATCGCAAAACACAACATTATCACAAATGTTCGTAGTAGAATCAATTACAGCGTACGTCATATTAAAAATAGGTTGTAATCATTGCCAGTCCAACTGCACCAGCGCCGCCTGCGCCTGATTGTGTTCCGGTTGTGGCTCCACCACCACCACCACCAGACGCAGGAATTCCGCCTGCGCCTCCATTTCCGCCATTAACACCAAGCCCAGCGCCTCCGCCGCCACCAGCAGATCCAACAGCAAAAACTCCAGACGCATAATTTGGATTATTTCCACCATTACTAGCATTTCCTCCAGCACCAGCGCCGCCAGCACCGCCAGGAATGTTGAGTACATTTGAACGCCCGCCATAGCCTCCGGTATACTCTACGTTTGATGTGGAAATTCCCCCTCCTGCACATCCGCCTGCGCCACCGTATTGCGTTGTTGCTGTTGCTGATGCTGGAGCGCCATAAGCGGGATTGGATATAATTCCCGCTGCCGAACCTGAGTTTGAATTAAGGGCGCCAGCAGTAGCGGTAACCGTTGTTGCTGCTCCGCCAAGCCCAGCGCCTCCACCGTTTGCCCTAAAAACGCTAAAAATGGTAGTCCCACCATCGCCCCCATTGTTGCCGTCAGTTGCATCTGCGGTAACAGCAGATCCCCCAGCACCACCTGCCCCAATAGTTACAGTTTCCGTGGCCCCTAAAAAAGAAGCAGGAACAGTAATTTTTAAATAACTCCCACCAGCGCCGCCAGTGCCGCCGCTTTTTGCCACTCCAGCAGTTGTATTTTTGCGCCCGCTTCCTCCGGCGGCAGCGGAATTAACATGCTGTCGGCAAATACTGTTGTTGGGATAATTAATTCATCGTTTGCGATTTCCGATGTGACGGCCTACACGATCACAGCGGCGGCGGCGACATGTTACGCAGCCCTTAATGGTGTCTCGTATTCCAGTTCGTTGCTCGCTGCATACAGTACACTGATTGGTGCAAATGTAACAGTGCTTGACTACGCCGCACGCGCAACCAGTGTTGCTAACGGTGGGACGGGTCAAACTACCTACACCAACGGTCAGCTTTTGATTGGAAACACGACCGGAAATACGCTTTCAAAAGCTACGCTGACTGCTGGAACTGGAATTACAGTCACAAACGGAACTGGGACTATTTCAATAGCAACAAGTGGAACGGGGAATGCCACCAATCTCCAGGGCGGAAACAGCACAACGCTACTTGGTTCTGTGCCGTATCAGAGCAACACAAACGTCACAACGCTTCTTGCTCCAAATACGACTGCGACAAAGAAGTTTCTGCGCCAAACTGGAACAGGGACAAACGGCGCGGCGCCTGCTTGGGACACTGTTGTTGCTGGTGACATTACAGGGCAGGTTGCTATTGCAAACGGTGGCACAGGAGCAACTGGCGCGGCAGCCGCAAAACTAAACCTCGGCGTTCAATTAAAAGCATCCTGTGGCTACGCAACTACTGCTGCTTTGCCTGCAAATACGGCATCAAACCCAACACTCACGGCAACCGCAAATGGGCAATTGACTGTTGATGGTGTTACATTTGCATCAGCAGGTGATCGTATTCTTGTAAAAAACGAGGCGGCTACAGCAACGAACGGCATCTATGATGTAACAAACCCTGGTAGCGCCGGTGCGCCGTGGGTTTTAACAAGATCAAGCGATTATAATTCAAGCTCGGAAATAAATTCCGACGACTTGATTCCTGTCCGCTTAGGATCTGTCAACCGTTCGACACTGTGGACTCAGAAGAACAATATTTCCACAACGGGTAGTGATCCGATTCAGTTTGAATGCGTTACACCCGAACGGATACGAATTGACTCAAGCGGCAACATAGGCTTGGGAGTGACAGCTTTTGGAACATCTGCCGCAAAAGTTATTGGAATTGCAAACGGAACGGCTCCTACAACTTCTCCGTCCGATATGGGCCAGCTTTATGTTGAGGCTGGAGCCTTAAAGTATCGTGGGTCGTCCGGTACTGTCACCACACTTGCTCCGGCATAGTTTATGGCTAAAAAACAGGTCAACCTATCGGTTTCACGCGGTGAGAAGTTGCCGGCGTCTCAGGGCGCCGGGCTCACCGCAAAGGGTCGCGCCAAGTACAACGCGGCCACAGGCAGCAACCTCAAGGCTCCGGCTCCACACCCCAAGACCGAGAAAGACGCGGCCCGCAGGCGGTCTTTCTGCGCTCGCATGAGCGGCATGCCCGGTCCAATGAAGGACGAGAACGGTAAACCCACTCGTAAGGCCGCTAGCCTAAAGCGTTGGAACTGTAAGTAATGCAAGTCCCCATCCTCAACGGCATCTACACCAATGGAATCGGAGACTTCCGCGTGGAGTACCCGAGGAACATGGTGCCTGTCGCGCTTAAGGAGGGTATTTCTGAAGGGTACTTTCGCCCTGCGGATGGGATTGTTTCTATTGGGGCCGGCCCTGGTGTTGACCGTGGCGGGATCGAGTGGAATGGACTTCTTTACCGTGTCATGGGTACTAAGTTGGTATCAATTTCGAGCACCAATGTTGTGACCGAGCTTGGAATAGTTGGTGGCACCGGGCAGGTCACATTTGATTATTCGTTTGACTACTTGGCAGTCGCCTCCAGCGGCAAGATGTACCTGTACCGGCCCAGCACGGGCCTCCAACAGGTCACAGACACCGATCTTGGTACTGTGTTGGACCTAGTGTGGGTGGACGGGTATTTCATGACCACGGACGGGGAGTTCCTTGTGGTCACCGAGTTGAATGATCCGTTTGCTGTGAACCCACTCAAATACGGTTCTTCTGAAGCAGATCCTGACCCGGTAGTGGCTTTACTCAAGGTTCGCAACGAGGTCTATGCGCTTAACCGGCACACGATTGAGGTTTTCAATAACGTGGGCGGAAGTCTGTTCCCATTCCAGCGTGTTGAAGGGGCTCAGGTTCAACGTGGAACGGTTGGTACAAACGCCTGCTGTTTGTTCATGGAGTCCATCGCATTTGTTGGAGGTGGCCGAAATGAAGCTCCTGCCGTATGGCTTATCTCTGGCGGTAACGCCGAGAAGATCTCTTCACGAGAGATTGATTTAATCTTGCAAGAATACACCGAGGAACAGCTTTCCAAGATTCTTGTCGAGTCTCGCGTAGATAAGGATTTTCGACACCTTTACATCCACCTTCCAGACAAGACGATGGTGTTTGATGGGTCCACGACCGCAAGGGTAGGTCAGCCGGTTTGGTTTAAGCTTACCAGCAGCATTGTTGGTGACGTTCAGTATCGGGCGAGGAATTTGGTGTGGGTTTACAACAAGTGGATCGTTGGAGACACAAGCAGCTCCAATTTTGGCTACCTGAGTGATGCCTTGTCTTCACACTGGGGGCAGCTTAATGGTTGGCAGTTCTCCACAATAATCATCTACAACGAAAGCCGTGGGCTTATCTTCCACGAGTTAGAGTTGGTTGCGCTTACCGGCAACGCGATCTTTGGTTCGGATCCAAGCATCTGGACTTCCTACACCGAGGACGGTGTTACCTGGAGCCAAGAGCGTGTCTGCAAGGCTGGTGCTACTGGGCAAAGAGGAAAGAGGCTATCTTGGCTTCAGCAGGGGCGCATGCGGCAGTGGAGGTCGCAGCGGTTTCGAGGCACTAGCGACGCACAGCTTTCGGTAGCGCGGCTTGAGGTGCGAGTTGAACCATTAGCGGTATGAACGATCCGCGTAGATTACTTCGGACTGAGTTGGCAGAGTTCCTGCCATCTCAGCGTGCGATTCGAGCTTTTGAACAGCTTTTTGACGTTGTGCCGTCGTCTATCAATGCAAATGCGACAGCGATTGAGGAAGTCTCAATAAACGCAGCAGGAGCCGATTCTAGAGCACAACAGGCACTATCTGCTATATCTAGACTTGCAGATGCGGTGGAGCTGCTGGCGTTGGCTCCGCCGGACTCGAGTGTGGCGCAGTCCGTAGACATCACTCCCCCGGTCGTACCTGTTGCTGCTCAGCTTGACATAACTCCACCGGTCATTAATGAGGTTCGACGCAAACGGTATGGGGTCTTTCACAGCACAGTCACTCAAACCGCTGCCGCAATCAACACGGCCTATGGGATGACGCTGAACGCTACGGACATTTCGTTTGGTGTGTACGTGGGCACTCCTACAAGCCGGGTATATCTTGATACGGAAGGAATCTACAATTTTCAGTTTTCAGCACAACTTGAAAAAACCACAGGGGGGGTTGGTGCGGTTTATATCTGGTGCCGGGTAAACGGAGTTGACATTCCGGCCTCTGCTACTAAGATCCGA